GCCTTGGAGCGTAATCGGCAAGCCTGTGGTTGCGTGATTTGCGCTATCAAATTGCAATGTTGAACCATCGGAAACGCCAAGAACAGGGGTTGTAGCAGCAGTTGCCGCCGCGCCCGTGTTGTCGCCGCTTCCAATGCCCACAAAAGTGTAGGGAAGAATTGTGCCTGTTGCCTGTAGTGCCGGTGTGCTTGAATACGATCCCATTGTATTTTTCCTTTAAAATTAGGCTTGTTTGCCTGTGTACTTGCTGAACAGTTGTTTAAATTTCGTCATATCGCCGGCTGCTTCACGAACAGCGCGGTCGCTTGCTTCACGATCACCCATATTTGGACTATCGTTTTGCACAGTCATTTGAGCCAACATTGGCATACCTGTCAGATCGCGCGCCATTGTCGCTTTCCAAAAAGAAACCTTTGCTTGTGGGGCTTCGCTGTCTGCCAACTCCTCAACCATTTGGTTGCGGAACTTGGAGCAACGGAAACCGTCACGCACCATGTTGTCAATTTCCTTGCCAAATCGCTCTAGGCGCAATTGACGCTCCATTGCCTTATTTGCTTCGGTCAAAGCCTGCACTTGTGCAAACAAAGCCTTTTCGGATCGGCTGCCCTTGCTAAACATTGGCTGCTTCATTTTCTTCTTTCCGCCGTAAGCGTTTACTTCCTCGTCGTCATCTTCAGCCATAACTTCCATATCTTCATCTTCGGCCATTTCATCTTCCATGTCGTCCGCGCCCATTGCTTCAGCATCGGCTTCCATAGTTTCGAGGTCGTCGCCCTCAAAGTTTTCTTCATCCTCGTCAGGGTCAACAGCGCATTCCATAGCGGCATTTTGCTTCAATTCTTCTTCAGCATCCATTCGCTTCTTCTTAGCCATTTTTGTTTCCTTTGTAATTCCTGACGATGGGACGAAGGTGTTTGAACCACCACCTACGCCAATTTCGTCAAATTTTGATTTCAAGTCAAGTGTCATGTCCAACGCGGACAATTTTCTTTCAAAAATAATCTTATCGCCAAGTTTTGTAAATGAAGTGTCCGGCAATGGGCGGCGCGGGGTGTCCCGTCCCAACAAAGCCACTTCGCTCAAATGATTGTCTTTCCAAATTTCAGCGGATCGACGCGGGAAAGCGTTGGTTGCCAAGTATGCCTTAAATGATTCCTTGGGCATAATTACATCGCCAATGACATAGGAAACGCCGTTGCGTTCTTCAAGCCACACTTTTTCAATGTCGCCAACTGCCTTTGGGTTGCTAGGCTTGCCATCTTTTTCATGCTCAATTACAAGTTTGGGGCGGCTGCCGCGCGCAATAAACTTGTTGGTGCGGCTAACAATGTCTTTTACCTTCTTGGAATCGTATTCCTGCATAGCATCGTCATCCTCGGCATCAATCGAGGGATCGTAGCCCATGAACAATTCTAAGTCCTTAATGCGAACCTTGCCGTCAGGCGTAGTTTCCGTTTGGTGGGATGCGGCCATTATGAAATAGCCTCTACGCGTGAAATTTTTACCGCCTCGCCTGTTTTTAATGCGGCTTCCAAATATTTTCTACTGTTGCCATCCCGCAAATTTAATTTTGCAAACAAAGCATCGGTGATTTTGTAACTTTGCGGATAATTGTCTGAATTTAGATAGGTTACTTTTTTATTTAAATTGAATGCAAACCTCGCCTTTACGCCCGTGCGGGAACTTCGTTTTTTAACGGGCTTGCCCTTAAAAGCGTTTGTCATATCTTCAAAACTCATCATTTCAGCAATTCTAAAAGTATGCCAACCGGCAGCGGTTGCTTTGCGTTTTACTTCGTTTATTTGTGCATCCGTGTAGAGTTGTTCCGCTATAGGTTGTGAATACATTGTGTCCGTTTTGCCTTTTGGCACAGCCCACAAAATGTATTCCTTTGCAAACCTTGCCTTAAAGCCGTTGCGGGAAAATGATCCGTACTTCTGCATCAAAACTGATGCCGCACTACGCGCCGGCTCTGTCATGTAGTCAAGCAAGTTTTCTGATTCGCTATCTGTTATTTCAGCAAGCGCGGCTTGTGCGCTAATTCCATAATTCTTAGCAATGTTTTCAAGGATCATTGCTTTGCTTTTACTGTCAATTTTAGCCAAGAATGCAGCGGTCTTTGTGCCGCCGTTGGCAAACTTTGCCTTAGATCCGGTGCGGGAATGACTGTTGTAAATAGATAACGCTTCTGCAATTAGTTTGTCAGCAATAACGCCATAAGCCGCGCCTTCATTTGCAAGTTGCATTGCTTTCTTGTTCCAATATGCAGATCCTTTAAATTCCATTCCAATTTCAGCACCATAGGGCGCGCGACTTACAAAAGACGATAAACCCGTTGCAATGCGATATTCGTAATTTTGTTTTTGGCTATCAGTTGATTTTTCTGACAGCCTTAAATGCGTTTGCGCTAGAGCATATATTTCGTCCCTAACCTTTTTCATACCTTGCAAATTAGGTTGCATTGCAAACTTTGCCTTTGCGCCGGTGCGGGAATTAAGAACTTTTACAGGCTTATTTTCACGCTCATAATTTACAACTTTGTAAATATGAACCGTTGTTACCTTGGCTTTTGGGCTTTGCTTTTTCATGTGTGCAAGCATTGCGTTTCCGTAATACATTGCTTCTTCAATGTTATCTACAGTTTTTGAACCTGCGGCCATTCCATCTACCGTTCCTTCAAGAGCGTAATAATTTGATTTGTCAAACTTCGCCTTCGCAAAGATTCCCTTCACAACGCGCTTGCCATAAAACTTATCTTCAACCTTTGCCATTTCGTTTTTGCCTACTTTGATTTTTGACAACTTTCGTTCCAATTCGGTAACTTTAAATTCGTAACTACTGTCCCTTTTACTTCCTAAAGTTATTGCCATGCGAATTGCTGCTTTATAGTTGTCGAGGGCTTCGGCATGAAACCGTTTGCGGTCAGATCCTTCGGGCAAGTTGTTTCCGGCGTTTAAGTTGTCCCAATAATTAAACATTTTTGTTTGGATGCCGTCACGCACCGGCCCCTTTGGAAAGGATTCCATAACTGCGTTAATCAAATTGCGGACATCCGATGTTGTTGCAAAATTAGTTTTTGTTTTCATTTTGTACCTTTACATTCCAAAATCGTCCCGCCATAGCCATTGGCGCAGTTGCACTATAACCATTTTCTGCCGCTCTCCTAGCAAAGTTGCCCGCAATGTCGCCATCCTCAAAGGCAATTACCAACGCGCCGCCATCGGTTTCTACAGCGCGCCAACCGCCTTCAGGCATTACCTTTTTTTCTAACAGGCTTCCAAGCACCGGCGACGATGACGCTTCTGCAAACGCGCCACGGTTGGCAAACTTGGATTTGCTAAAATTTGCGTTTTGCTCTTCTTGTTTTAACGCTTTTATTGCGGCAGCCTTTGCAGCCTCTTTTGTTTTAAATTGTCCAATAGTCACTATGTCATTTACTTTTGGGTTGGTGTTGTTTTGAACATGACCATTCCAAATTCCTGTTAAATTATCCCCATAGCCTTCTTCTGCATAAATCAAGGCGTAAATCTTATCTGACTTGCCTTTTATTTTAATGGTGTTTTTGTGCGCGTAATCAGTATCTGTTGCAAACCTAGATTTGATTCCTGCGCGGGAAGCAAGCATAATTTCATTTTGTTGATATAGCATCCGTGGCGGAAAAGTTGCATCTTTAAAATATCCGCCGTGCGTTTCCATAAATCCACGGTCGCCATTAACTTCTTTAATAATGTACTTTTGATTTGGATCTTCATCCAAATTTGGATTCTTGTATTTAACAATTTGACCAACTTTAAAATTGGCAAACTTAGCCTTAGAGCCTTGGCGGGCGGCCGTTGCCTTTACAGATTTAGCGGATATCCCTTTTATTTCATCGCCGCTTAGTTGAGCCGCAATTTCAATTTCGCCTTTGATGCCCGAAATGCGAACGCGCCTTGGCGTTATGTATTGCGCCGGATCGACTGTTACAAACTTAGATGTTCCATCAATAGGCACGCGCGTTTCTTTATCTAGTTTAGTTTGAAATGTTCCTGTTGAATGATAAATTCGCCGGTCAAAATACGCTTTGTCCTCGACGGGCTTGGAATGGCTGTTGTAAATGGATAACGCTTCTGCAATTAGTTTGTCAGCAATAACGCCATACGCTGCGCCCTCTTTTGCTAGTTGCACCGCTTTCTTGTACCAATATGCAGATCCTTTAGATTCCATACCGATTTCAGCGGCATAGGGCGCGCGGTTTACAAAAGACGACAACGCTTGTGCAATTGCAGATCCTCTATATTTCTTTTGGCTATCAGTTGATTTTTCTGACAACTCTAAATGTATTTGCGCCAAACGATATATTTCATCCCTAACCTTTTTCATTCCTTGCAAATTAGGTTCCATTGCAAAATACGCTTTATCTTCAATTTTCATTGGTTCGCCTTTCGTGCCTTTTCCATTGCTAGGTCTACTGCCTTGCGCGTATCTTTAACGGCTTTTAGATATGCGGCTTGTGCCGCAACAATTGCAGCGCGCTCTTTTTTGGCTTCTCGGATTGCCTTGTTGATTTGCTGTAGGGTCATTTCTGTCATTTAAAACCTGCATCGGGATAAAGCCCGCGATCAATCACAACTTGCCTTTTGCTGTTATAGCGATTTAGTTTCTCCCTATCAATGTTTTCGTCCTTATCGAGCAAGCCTAATTCGCCGGCATCGTCATGTGTGAACGGTTCAAGCGAGCCACGGCAGTTAAAACCGTTTGGCGGAACAAGGTTTTGTTCTCTAAATCGCTGCGCCGTTTCAATGTACCCGTCCATTTGCCAATGAAAACCCTCATTTGCGCTCTTTCCTTTTTGCTTGTAAACACCATTTGGCGCGCCACGGGTGCGGGAATCATGGATTTCGACTAGCCGGAGCAATGGGGCCCAAGTTTGTACGGCGGGTTTGTCCATCGCTTCGACGGTTGCATCGTTGTATGCGCTTGCAACATTGGTGCGGTAGACCGTTTCCATGCGCGCGCTAGTCAAACCAACGATTCCTTCAACCTGCGCGCGGGAAATGAATTGGCTCATTCCGCCGGTTCGCAAGCCTTCGGGCAGTTTCTTTAGGATAATGGCATCGGCAATCAACGCTTTAAGTTTTTTAGCCTGCGCTGCGGTAGCCCCCTTGACGCGGAAAGA